TTTTCTGGGGATGTAAGTGACCTCCATCCCAAACATTCTAATATGTTCGTTTATTAAATCCTGAACAAGAAATTGCTCACTGGAAGTTCCGTGAAGAAAAAAGGGATTAAGTGCCATTATCCAATAAGATCTAAGGGTGGTAATTCATGCTCTAATGACATGGTTTGCTTCAATTGATCTATTTCCCTTTCAGCATCTTCGTATATTTCTCTCCCATTCAGTTCTATCCCTCCAGGAAGTTTAACTCCTCTAAATTTAATGAGATTTTGTCCCCACTGTCTTTTTATAAGAGCAGTTAGATATTTTTTAAGGAAGGAATCATTATAAATTTGACTAAATGATGTTGGATCTAGTGCTCTATAACAATCGATAACAATAAAATCATCTTTACTTTGAGAAGACCAATCAATATCTAAATACAATCTATCTTGTCTTTTGTTAAATCTAACTTGTTTGTCTGTGGTTAAAAGAAAGTCTATGTCTTCCAAATATGTTTTAACCATGCTGTATTGTAACAAATCCACAGAATTAAAATAATACATATCATTCAAAAATACTTGATATTTGATACTGAACATTCCTCCAGATATTGAACTAGTATCAAATTTAAATATTTTTTCTATCCCGATTACAGAATCTGGAACTTTAATATAGTTTGAGTTTTCATAAAAATTAAAAGTAGTTGCTGCTCCAACAATCGTTGATGTTCCTGTTGTTGTAACTATTCCAACTCCACTTGTTCCGCCAGCTTTACCTCTATCAATATCTTCCTGAGTAATTTTATATTTCAAATACATTCGTTCGACACCATCAAAGTGTCTTTCCTGAAAATATTGTATGGCATCATCGACCAAATCATCGATTTGATCATCATCCACATTTATTTCTAAAACTGGAGCACCAAGACGCCTAAGACAATAATCCACCAGTTCCTGTCTAGTTGATGGTTGTGCCATAAATGAATATTCCTTTAAAATTATTTATTAAAACTCTCCACCATCTATCACTGAAGACCATTTAGGAATTCCAGAAGAATTTGTGGTTAGAACTAAATTTGTTTCTGTAAGAGTTTCTGTAGTGTTACTAGTAGCACTTACTAATTTTCCAGTATTATTAAAATATGCAATTCCATTAGGTCCATCAAAATCATTAGCATCATAATAAAGACCTTGACTTGCAGTTAATATACCAGTTATGTTGAGAGTATTTGTAAAAGTTGAAACACCAACAACATAAAGATTATTTGTTGAGGTTATTCCTGAAACAAATGCGTTTCTCCATCTTTTCTCATCAGTTCCGAGATCATATAAATTCGTTGCATCAGGAACTAAATTTGATACAAACTCTCCTCCAATATTAATATTATCAGAATTTTCATCTCCAAGATTTATAGTTCCACCTTTAAAGGTTGCTTGTCCTATGAATGTGGAAACACCGGCAACTTGTAATCCTTTTCCTACAAATAAATCACCACCTGTTGTAGTTATACCTCCACTAGAACCAAGTGTACTGATTCCACTAACATTTAATGTAGAACTTCTTAATTGGTCTTCTCCAATAGAAGTATCATCTCCAATAGTAATTGTATTATTATCACCATCAACCACAATTGTACTTGTACCAAATGTTGCAATTCCAGCAACATGAAGATTTCCACCTATACCCATGCCACCAGAAACTACTAATGCTCCGGTAGAAGGTGATATTGAATTGGTCGTATCAGTAATTTTTATCGGACCATCAATAGTGTCCGTCATTACAAATTTATTGGATGGTGCGTCGTAAACTACTAATGCTCCATCATTCTTAGTAGTGCTATCAACGTCATCAAGTTGAGTTAATTTTGCAGGAGCAGATGCTGCACTTGTTAAAACTCTTACAGCATTTTCCGAACCTACTCGGTCTTTTACTGAAACTAAAGATTCGCCACTTCTTTTGACAAGAACTTTTGGCATTTAATTACCTCGTTACTCCAGGACGAACAATTGCTGATCCTTCAACAAGTTTTGTTTTTTTACCTCCTGTGCTTTCTATCACTACATCATAAACATACCTTCCTTGTTTTAAAGCAGATGTTTGTGTTGGAGATAATTCGATAGAAATTTTTCCACCAACTTCAGAAGTAATTGTCGAAGCAAAAGAAACGGCAGTAGAACTACCATAATGTTTTCTCAATTGTGCTGAAACTGTATTATCAGTTAAATCGAGTGCTGATTCATCAGCAAAATCTTCAAATTCAAAAACAGTGTCAAAACTAGCACCAGATTCAATTACAATATTTGATACATATACTGACATAAATCTAGAGACTTCTTCTATAGAGTATTTATATTATACTATTTTGTTCTCCAAAATTTGCATTAAGATAGTTTTTATTTCACTGATATCATTTTTGATGTTATCAATTTCTTCTTTTTGAGTTTTTCTATTTTTTTTATTTGCAACATGTCGATTATATTCGGTGCTATCAACGTTAATGATAGCACCGGTTTCTTCATCCCTCTTAAGATTTTTGTGCCCTTCAACTGAGATCATGATAATGCTATTGCTCTAAAATCTTTAATCTTGATTGGTTTTGATTCATCAGTTCCACTCATTACTATTTTAATAATAAATCCATCATATTCTGAAATATTATCGGCAGTAAATTCATAATCCAAAAATTCATCGTCAGAACTAGATCTTACAAAAGTATCAGGTCTTCCACTATTTAAATTATCATATCCTGGGAATAATTCATAGGTTTGATCAATTTCAGAACTATCAGATCTGAAAAGTCTATAAAGAACTCTAAAATCTGCAGATGAATCTTTATATGCCGATAAAAGAACTTTTAAAGATGTTGCAGGATTTCTTAAAGTTATTTTTTTCGTAATATAAACCGATGAATGTGGATCGCCACTTAATTGATTTGTTCTTGAATCATCAATATAATTTGCAACTGGCAAATCAACTCTATTTCTAAAGAGATTTATATTTGCATAAGAACTAATATTAATCATAGGTGAAGCATATGTACTTCCTTGCATATTAATTGCAACAGTCAAAGATTTGTTACTAGGTAGAGATGATAAATTATTAGACTCATTAACATGAGATGCAATCATTCTAGTCGAATTCAAATCATTAGTGGAATTTAATTGTAGTGGTTCATATCCAATATCTTGGAATGACACTTCAGATCCACTAGCACTAGTAGCAGAAACTGTTCTTATGGAAGATTCTATTGAGGTGTCTGACGGAGAAAATACATCAAAAAATGGAAGAATGGAATTATATTGAATATTTTGGGATAAAATACATTCATCTCCACCAACTTTTCTTTCATCTGTGAATGACAGAAGATTATCTCCTGCTGTTCTTGTTGATCTATCAAATTGCATTTGATATGAATCAATTGTTTTATTTGAATTGATTATATTGCTATTTGTGGACATAGTGTGATTTTTATTGATTCTCCTCAGAGAAACTCCATTTAATTCATACTTATACACTATAGAACCGGCAAGATGTTTTCTCAAAATAGTCGAATCTATCGATCTTTCATTAATTGTTATTGTATTTGCAGATACATTAAATTCATTATATTCGATTATCTCATTTCCAACTAATAGATATCCTGTACTTTGATTAAGTCCAGTTCCTACTGATTGACCTTCAAATGATGTAAATATTCCAACATTTTCTACAGTTAATGAAGTTGAATCTGCATTCAAATCTTGAGAAAGTTTAACTCCAATTGTAGTAGGTTTAACTCCAAAAATTCTTACGGAATTATTGGAGGCGTGCATTCCGTGACTATGATCATAAACTTCAAAAACATTTCCACTATATTTTTCTTCGGAAACTACGCTACTGGTAGTGTATGTTGCTCCCAAAGCTACTGCAGTATTTCCATTATAATATGATAATGCAGTAGTACCATTAGGATAGAAAGTTTCCCCAACAACATCTGTAAGATACAGCATGTTGATGCCTCTGGTGGATGCAACTGTTATACTTGCTCCGGAACCTTTCTCAACGTTAGAAGTAGTCAATCCAAGAACATCTCCCTGAACATAACCAATTCCACTAGATGCTATCGATAAACTAGATAATTCTCCGGAAGAATTTATGACAACATTTGCAAGTGCTCCACTACCAGATCCTGATATATTGTAAAGAGGAACATTAGAATATGATCCCGTAGAATATCCAACTCCAACATTTGTTAGACTTGTTGTAAGAACTTCTCCTCCAATTTGTTCAATAATTCCACTTGTTAATGTGCCATTTGTTCCGACCTTTCTACCAACTGTAAGTATAGACTCAGAATCAAATGTTGTTTGAAGACCAACATTTAATTTTCTTGGATAGACGACTATTGGATTATTTTCTGTCGAATATGTACTTGGTGAGTTAAAATCTCTTGTAAGAGATGTTCTTTGAAGAGATGGATTATAAAAATATGCAGTGCCTTGAGTAGAAGTAAATCTACATCTATTAACCCTAAACTTCATATCTTCAAGTTGATCTGCAGACCAAGTTACTCCATTTTGCGATTTGAATAGAGTGCCACCAATATATTGTCTGGAATAGATAACTGTTTCAGAATCTGGTAAATTTTTAGTTTCTGAAGTTCTTTCTCCCATTTTAGCAGTCCAAACATAATGATTGTTTGAATATGGAGATAGTAAAACTATTGCATAACTTTGTCCCCTCTCAACATAAACGGGACTTGGAAATGTTGCTCTAGTGAATGCACTGTTTCTTCCATCTGTAGAAACAATAATATCCTCAGGAAGTATTTCAATAACCGAATCATTGCTAACCAACTGGGTAGTTGGAAGACCAAGTTCCATCGTTCTAAGTTCAAGTATAACAGGTTGGAATGCATCCTTTTGATAGAACCAAAGATCAATTGATGAAATATATCCACTATCATCTGTAACGGCAAATGATTGTGCCAAAGGATCTCCCCAGTTTACTGGTGGTGGCGGTGGTGGCGGTGGTGGAGGTGGTGCTTGTCTTCTTACTGTTAATAAGAATTCTTCAATAGTTTGAACCGTTCCTTCAGAGGTATAAGTTCCTTCTGCAATAGAAACTACATAACCTTCCGGTAAGACCTCAGAAGCATTAATATTAGAACTCAATTTAAATATTTTTTCTCCGGTTGTTATCCTAACGGAAGGTTGGGGAGTTTGATTAGGGTCTCTTATAAAGAAAGAACCTAAAATATGTCCCTCATAATCACTTATCAATCGGTTTCTTGATAAAGTTGCTTCTGCTCCTGAAGTAGTACCAATCAAAGTCATTCCTACTTCAACTCTTCCACTGAATTCTCCAATTGCTTCTTCTGCTAATGATGATATATCAACATTCAAAACAGTTGATGCGGAGTTGTATCCAGTTAAAGGAACTAAGTTGGGATTATCGTATGGATTGTAAGTATAAAATTGTGCTCCCTGATCATTAGTTGTAGCATTATAAGGACCTCTTTTATGAGATTGAGATGCTACTCTAAAAGTAATTATTTGTTCATCACCAACAAATCCTTGCACAGTTTCTCCAACTTGGAAAACTCCACTGACCATAGATATTTCCAATAATTTTGGAATAATATCAACTTGAGAATTTGAATCTAAGGAAGAGTAAAATCTTGTCAGTGAAGGTAAAGAAGCTGATTGGAATTCAACATTTCTAGACCTCATAAAAGGATCAGCACTTGTTCTGATTAATTCACGAGTCAATCGATTGTTAAATGTTTCTGCTCCACTCCACCAAGCAATCCAATTTGTTCTGGCAGCACCTTGAACAACTACTGTTCTTGTCCAAGTATCATTTCTTGGGGAAAGAGTAATTGTTCCAGTTGTAGATATTACATTAAATGGATTAACATTTGATACTCTAGTTGCTAATGGTTGAGTTAAAACTCCCCATTCTTCTTCAACATAATCGAGAGTAACTGCATTTCCAGTTTTTTTGAGATTGTTATCAAATAATTCGTAATCTGTATTATAATCTACAGTATTCAAATTTAAAGATTGTGCTGGTGCTAAAATTGATTTTAATGAAAATTCATCTCTATCAGTAACTAATTGATTATTATTAATATCAATAATAATATTATTATCAGGATCACTAATGTTGACTAAAGATAAATCTTTGAAATCATCAACAACAAATCCAGATTTGAATTTTGAGAATCCATCATTATCTTTGATTTGTAATGATTTTGTGTCCAATTCTAAAAGAGACAGTGAAGTAACTCTTTCTAAGTTTTCAACTCTATCTCTTATTTTACCAATATCTTTCATAGTAAATCTTACATTATCTATGAGAGATATTTTTGCATCTCTGGAATTAAAAAGATATGCTGGCAGTTCTATAGAAGCAATCTCCATTCCACCAAATCTATTTGAAGGTTCTGATGGGTTTATCTCAGGATTTCCTTTTATCAATCTAAAGTTGCCTTGTTTGTCCAAAATAAGTTTATCTATTCTAGGCAAATATTGTGAATAGAATAATGTAGAAGATTCATTAGGGGAAATAACTTCAAATGAAGTCGCAGAAAAATCTCTTGATAAGAAATCAAATGGAGATCTTGTTGCTGTTGCAACATTAAAATCAGCAACTCTTGGTCTAAAATCTAAAAGATCGGATAATCTGACACCAGATGAATTGAGTGGAATATTTTCCAATTCAGTATTATAACTAGAGATTGTGAACAAATCTCCATTGATTCCTTGTGCAGCACTTGTAGTAAATTTGTCAAATATAACTAATAATCTTCTTGATGGGGTTTCAACTCCAAACTTTTTAATAATTCTGGAATATCCGTAATATTCATCTCTTTGTCCATTATCTAAAGTATAATCTCCAGTTCTATTTACATATTGACCAATAGTTATTGATGAAATTGGACTTTCAATTAAAGATTCTTTAAATAAAACTGTTTCCCCTGGATCAAATTTTTGATCATTTAAATATACAATTTCTATTTCGGAAGTTGATTTACGAGTTACGATTTGACCAACTGCACTGCTAGTTTTTCCTATTACTTTTTCCCCAAGAATAGAATTGGTATCTAAACCTAAAGAAGAGTTGAAAGAAAGTGTGTCTAGTACTGGAGCAGCACCATCGATAGATTCATATACTGCTAATAATTTTGATACATCTGTAGTATTCAGAGAAATTTCATCATCCTCGACTCTCAATCCATAATATGAATTTGACGTTAATCCATATGAAGTGGAAATTCCTGATCTAGTAAATGTAACGGAAGTTTTTTGACTTCTATCTAATGTTTTTATTTTATTTACAATTGATGACTTTTTAAGTGATGTATTTACTGTAACTGATGATTGGGAGGTTTTTAAACCTTTAAACGTGATGACATTATTTTGGAGAGAAAATTGATCTGAAGATAATGGTTCAATAGAACCATCCGAATAAATGATAGAATATTTTTCTTCATCAAAAGCATCAAAAAATGCACTAGATATTCCTACATCAGAAATACTAACAGTTAATCGTCCGTCACCATCTGTAGACTTTGAAGTTACTTGCTTAGAAACATTAATATTGGAATTTAAAAAGTTTATGTCGGCAATATTTGATGCTGGTAACTCTGTAAATAAGGATGCATTTTCTTTATTTGAGATATTTGGAGAACCAAGTGAAAATGTTACCGATTGTCCATTAGCAATTGTACCATCACAAACATTTGAGACTGTGGGTACTGTTGATAATGTAATTGATAATCCATCATCAGAAATGGATTCAACTCTGTTAAAAGTCTCTGAACCAATTCCAGATCTCTGATATCTAATGATTGTATCGCTTTTTATTCCAACAAAACTTTTTCCTGGGCAGGTTGCAATCCCCCCGTTAATCTCTAAGGTATCAACTATACTAAAATTATTTCCAATTTGTTTTTCTAAAACAGAATCAGCAGTAAAATCAGTGGAAAACCCTGAAAGTGCATCGGTATTTTGATATACTGATTTAATGTCAGATACATCATATGTTTTTATAGATTTAATAGATCTGCTTGTTTCTGTAGTTCCATTAATTAAAATTTGCTCACCTTGCAAGAAAGAACCGGAAGTCTGGTTTAAAGTAACTTCTAGATTACTTACAGATACAACATATCCACTAGCACCACTACTTCTACCCTTTATGTAAGTCGATGCTGCAAGTGAAGCAGCATTATTTAATGTTAATACAGTATATGTTTGAACATCAAAAAGATATAAATCCCACTGTGAAGAATTATTTGTATATGTATCCCTAGAAGTAAAGTTATAAACCCTTGCCTGACCAATTGTTGTTCCTGCTCCCGCAATTGTAGAATCTTTTCTTCTGTTTTGTAAATTTAAGTATGTATTATTATCAATACCAATTAAAGGAGTACCCGAAACATTATTAATTTTTAATAAATTGCCCATTTCAAAAGGAACGGACGTTTGTGTCAACTGAGAAGTTTCTCTAGTTTTTTCTACATCAATATAAGTATTTTGAGTATCAATCTTATATCCTTCTACATATGAAGTTCCTGGAGAAATTTTTAAAACTGACAAATTTTCCGAAGGAGTATTTCCATTTACTGTGAGTTCTGTATCTAGATATAAACCATTTGAAGATACTCTGTCATTTAAACTCTCTTGAAGTTCAATATTGTAGTCTTTTACCGAATAATTTCCAGATTCTTCAAATGTTCTTTTTGCAAAATAATCTTCTAAAATATTATAATTGTTGGTCGGTTCATTTCTAGTAATTATTATTCCATCATTAACTCTCTCAATTTCTATGAAATTCTTATCATCAAAGTCTGATACTAACTTTTTGGAAAGTTTTGCTGTGATCTTTAATCTATCTGAACCTGGAGCAGCATAGTTCGAAAATCCTTTTGCATTATCATATAATGTATTATCATCTTTAGCCGTTATGATTTCTTCACTTATTTCGAGACCAATTCTATAAGAAGGTGTATTCGTATACTGATCTAATATTAATTCTTGTCCAGAAATATTGACAAAATGTCCTCTAATAAAATAAACACTATCAGAAATTGAATATGATGATCCAATTGCGGTAGCACCAAAATCAATACATTCTGCAACTAAGTCGCCGGAAGCAATCGTTGTATTTCCATAAACAACAGGTTCTTGAACGACTAATCCTTCACTATCAGCAAATGGTTGGAATTCAAAACTACTATTTCCCTGATCATATTTTACATATAAGGTATTATATCCTTCATCAGATTCTGATGCAGGTAAAACTGATCTAATTTTTGCAGTAACTTGAGAATCTTGTCCTTTGATTTCTTTGCCAACAAGATTACTTAAATATAAGGATATATTAATTCCAGATACAACAGATTTAACTTTTACCGCATAAAACTGATTCTCATATCTTACGCCACCAGAAATAACAGCAGATCCTTCTTTAAAAAAATGTGATCCAAATTTTTCAACTTGATCTTGCAATATTGATTGCGAAGTCGTCAGTTCTCTTGATTGGATTGGAAATCCCGGTTTAAATAAAACGCGATGGAAATTTTTTCCAGAATCAAAGTCATCATAATATGGACTTGAATTTAAATTAGTTTTTTGGGACATTTTTTAGAATTCCAGTATTACTTTGATATCTTCTTTTTGTCTAGTATTTCTAGAAATTACAGGTCTATTATCTAGATAAAGTATTTCACCCGTGTTTTTATTTATCTCTGGTGCGGCAATACCATCTGTGAAAGAAACACCCAAATCAACAACACTACCATCAACTGTCATCGTTGACCCATTTAGAGTAGAATCTACAGATGACGTTTGACTAGTACTCAAAAATGAAATATTTCCTCCAGTAGAAACAATTGGCAGAACTCCTCTAGTTTCTATGGTTCTATTTTCTTTATTATCTCTGTGAGTTTTTTCATCTGCAAAATACAAACTTCTATCTTGATAATATTTTAAAATTCTAGTGGAATCATCATAAGAAGCAACGTAACCTCTAGCTTTTACTGAATTTGAATTATTATCAGTATAAGATTGTTCAATTATTTCTCCAATAATTGGTGATTGAATAGTGGTACTCAATCTAACAGCATGAAGACCATTAAACTGAGAATCGGTAAATAATTCATCCACACCATATTTTTTAGGATTTTTAATTAAACCAATTTGAGAAAATTTTGTTGTAGTTGGGAAATCCTTAGTGCTACCGTCAAAACGAACATATAAAAGAATTTTGTCAGCACCTAATTCTTGATATACGTCGTATCCATGCCCTTTTGATGGAGGAATAATTGGAATCAATTCTGCATGATTATTGATATTTGCATCAGAAAATACAGATTCATTAAATGGATCTAAATCAACAATTCCATAAGAATATCCGCTTCCACCTTTTGTAATTGTTGCAGAAGTGATTTCTCCAGTTCCATTAATTTCAATTTGAACTTTTCCTCCAGTTCCATCACCCAATATGTCACAAACTCCAGATCCACTATATCCAGAACCTTTATTCGCAATATAAACTTTTTTTATTTGATTGTTATTTACATCAGAATTTCCATTTTCTCTGATATTTTTTAAAACCTCATTATCGGTTGTATTCCAATTATTTGGGAGAGGAATATAATCCGTAGAGTCAAATTTTATAACGTCTGTAGGATCGATGGTGAACAGATATTTCCAAAGATATCCGTCCCCACTAGAACCTGCTGCTGCAGGTTCCAAACCAGTAAATCTTGGTTCATCAATTGATGGATTTCCAGTTAAATTATCGCCAGAAGATCCATTATCTATACAAATATAAACTTTAAACTCAGATGTTATTACATAATAACTTGTGTCATATAATCTACTAGAATTCGTTATTGGAGAACGATTTGAGGAATTATAATCATCTCTATACATTTCATATTTCGTACCAGAAACCCATGATCTTTTCTTTACCAATCTCCTCAAACCAACAGAAGTTATTTTTTTACCAAAAATAATCGTATCCTTGGTATGTGCAGTATTCGAAAAATCATCCTTTGGTGAAGGGGTCGAAACATTCCAAGAAGTGCTTCTGCCAAAATAATCTTCTGCTGGATTGGCCAATCCAACAAATAGATAATATGAATTTGTACTGAGATCAAAAGAATTTACGAAATTTTCCGCATTAGAAACTCTAAATTGATCTGTTACAATAGCTCCAGACATTTTAGTTATTTTTTCTTTTATTTAGTTGACTTAATTGTACCTATCAATTGGAGTATGATCCACTATCACGAAGTCCATATCCCCTTCTTTGAATTTGTGGATATGTAGATAATCCAGCAACATTATTTCCAGAAATAGTAAATTGTTGTGCCGATTCTCTAGTTAGATTTGAAAATCTTCCCCAAGAGAAGTTTCCATAATTTTTAGTTGAATCGGTGAGATTTAAATCAAAAACATAAACTGCACCATTATCGTTAGATCCCTCATAAGGAGCACCAACAACAATTTTATTTAATCCTGCTGAGACCGATCTTGCCAATTGATCATCTGCAGTATTAATAACAGTTATTTTTGATTCATTAGTTCCATCCAAATCATAAACATATAATGCTCCAGACATACTTCCATTATCATCATCGAGAGGAGAACCAACAATGATTTTATTGGATTCTATTGCTACAGAGAATCCAAAATTATCACCAGCCTGTCCATCAGAAGCAGTTATTTTGGTTAATTGAGTTCCGCTAAGGTCATAAACATAAACAGAACCTTTATCAAAACCATCACGACGAGCACCAACAACTACTCTATTTGATCCTACTGCTACCGCATCTCCAAAATTATCACCACCAATACCATCAGAAGCAGTTATCTTAATTTCATTACTTCCATCGAGGTCATAAATGTATGCTGCTCCTGCAGCATTAAGGGCATTTGCATTAGCACCACCGCCAGGATCATTACCATAATCACCAATAACAATTTTTTCATTTCCTATAGCAACTCTTCTTCCAAAATCATCAGCAGTAGTACTACTATCGGAAGCAGTAATAATTCCTAATTGATTTCCAGAAAGATCAAAGATATAAGCATTTCCTTGACCTGAATTAGCATTAGGAGCACCAACAACAATTCTACCATGACCTATGGCAATAGATCCGGGTTCCGATCCAAAACGATCATTTGCAGATAGATTTGATGCATATATCTTAGCTTCGAAACTGCCATCAAGATCGTAGATGTATGCCGATCCTGCATTAGGCACGGTTGTCGATGGTGGCGTATTAGGACTATCATCTATTTTTCCAATAACTATCTTATTATCTCCTGCTGTTTTTCCTATTGCTACACTTGTTCCAAAGTATTCAAAATCAATAGCATCAGAAGTAGTAATAATTCCTAATTGATTTCCGGAAAGATCAAAAATGTACGCTACACCTTGATCATCAGGGGAGTTAGATGTTCCATGGTAGTATGGAGCACCAACAACAATTCTATCGTTTCCTATGGCAACATCAGTTCCAAATTGATCGTTTGTATTGTCACCATCAAGTTTAAACAATAGTTCGTGAGAAATCGTTTTATCCAGACTATCAATAGTAGCTCTACATGTAACAATTCCTACTTTATCATTATCCGGTGATATTGAAACTTCTGCAACTTCGTAAATATTATCAAATGCTGTAGTTCCAATTCCAATAGTAACTCCTGCACCTGTAAATGATGTAGATCCAGTTCCCAAGTTAG